ATAATTACCACCGACTATATTCATCAAATGTTTGGTCCACGTGGAATAACTTGGCAACAGAACGGGGGTGACATTAATAATTTAGAAACACGTGAGCCATTTTTAGGTCCACTTAAATATTTTCCAACCGGCCAACATACACACTTAAGTCCATATCTAAGTGATCAAGATGTTGGTAGTAAAATTTTAGAACTAGTAAAAAATGGACGAAGTTAAAACATTATATGTAAAAGCAACCAGACACAACCAAAATAAACCGGTTGTAGTATATTCGGGAAGTATGATTCAACAAAATCATGGTGAGAAACCACATGGCCATGGTTATGTTTTGTGGGACATTCCCAAACGAGAACACACACATCACGAAGTGCATAATGATTATGGTTACTACACAGTAGTGGTTAAAGACGGAAAGTGTATTAGTGATTTAGACAAATTACCCAACAAAGCACGTCTTCGTGTAAAGGTATACAACACAACTGCAACCGAAACAAAAGAAATAATTGCAGATATTCGCAGACGCACAAGTATAAGTGATTTAAATGTTACTCGGTGTGATGCAATATCAGAAGCAAAGAAATATGACCGTGACAACAAATTTGATTTCGGTGATATATCACAGATTCAAGTTCAGAATGACTTAATCGAAGACTATCTTCGTAGAAATTTTGTAGTTGATGATGATCAAATAAAAACTGCACTTGATATAAACAAAGAAATAAATGATAAACTCGTAGTAAAAGAAGTTCTTAGAAATTGTATTTGGAAACCCAAGAAATTTGAGTTTGGAAATATGTTTAGTTACGGAGATGGAAACATTGTAGATTTTTCAAACATGAAAAGTGTCATGGGATTGTTTGCTTCAAACGCAAGTGGAAAAAGTAGTGTTATGAGTGCTTTGAGTTTTTGTTTATTTGACAAATGTGACCGTGCATTCAAAGCAGCCCATGTACTAAACACACAAACAGAATCTTTTTATTGTAAATTAAATTTTGAAATATCAGGAGTAAACTACTTCATAGATAGAACTGCAACTACTAAAAAAAATGGAGATGTTACCGTTGTTGTTGATTTTTGGAAGTTAGACGAAGATGGCCAGCAGGTATCTTTGAACGGAGAACAACGAGCGGGAACAAATGCAGCTATTCGTGATCATGTTGGTTCGTATGATGACTTTGTTCTCACTGCACTTAGTTTGCAAAATAACAATGCGATTTTTATAGACAAAAGTCAAAGTGAAAGAAAGGATCTGCTTGCTCAGTTCATGGGCATTGATACATTTGATCAACTGCATTCAACTGCATCCGAAGACATTAAGGAAATTAATGCTCTGTTGAAACGATTTAATCGTGAAGATTTTGATGAAACATTATCCGATACCCAAGAAAAACTTGATGATGTCAAAACTAGATATACTGAACAGGATAGTAAAACCAATGTGGCACTACTTGAGCAGAAGCGTTTCAACAAACAATTATCAGATAAAAACTCTCAATTTAAGAATTGTTCTTTTGACGAATCATCCGTGGATATAGATAAACTTGAATTTAATAAAAAGAATTTACAAGAACGACTAGAAGTTGCTAAAGAAAATAGAAACGGTGAATCTGATAGAAAAAAACAATTAGTAACGAACAGAAAAACTAAATCAACAGAGTTATCTGCGTTAGATGGTACAGAAGAAAAGTATGTTGAGGTTTTAAAAATACGTGAAGAGATAACTTTGGTTGAAAAAGACTTAGCAGTTCTTCGTACCTCTGTAAATGCCAAGTTAGATAAACTAAAGCACTATGATTGCCATGAGTATGATCCTAAATGTAAGTTTTGCGTAACTAATTCAAAAAATCTTATAGAAAGTGCTTCGCAAACAAAAGAAGAACTTGATAAAGATAAAGCAGCTGCTGATGATCTTGTAACACAAAAAAATGAATTGTTAAAAATATTAGATGAATGTAAAGATGTTGAATCCAATTATGAAAAACTCGGTGAGTTAAAATCTACGACAACTCATCTTACCTATGAAATTAACGAAGCAGATTCTAAGGTTCTTGCATTATCTAGTATGATAGAATCGTTGGAAAAAGATATTGTTATTAACGATAAAAATATAGAATCATATTACGAATGCAAGGACATCATAGAGTTTAACAAAAAACTGCAAGTAGATGTAAACGAAATTGAAACCAAACTAATTACGATAAATAATGTAGCAGATACAGAGACTGAAAAACTTCAAACTTTATTTGGTGAAGTTAAAATTGTTGAAAAAGAACACGAAGACATTTTGGCATCAATCGAGGAAGCAAAAAGTTACGAACGAAAGAAACGGGGATATGAATTGTATCTTGATGCAGTTAAACGTGATGGTATTTCATATGAACTTATTTCCAAAACAATTCCAAGTATAGAAAGTGAAGTTAATAATATTCTTTCTCAGATTGTTGATTTTGGTATGCAACTTGAAATGGACGGAAAGCACATCTATTCAAAGATTACATATGAAGATCGTCATTGGCCATTAGAAATGTGTAGTGGCATGGAACGTTTCATCAGCAGTATCGCAATGCGAGTAGCACTTATCAATGTAAGTAGTCTTCCTCGTTCCAATTTCCTTGTTATTGACGAAGGGTGGGGTTCTTTAGACGGAGACAACATAAGTAGTGTATTTAATCTGTTTACCTATTTAAAGGGGCAGTTTGAGTTCGTAATGGTCATCAGTCACTTGGATGTAATGAGGGATATGGTGGACGAAATTATTGAAATTCAAAAAGAAGGTTCTTTTAGTAAGATAAATTACGGAGCATAAAACATATTTAGATATATATTTATTATGTACCTGACGTGTATTTATGGAAAAATCCGAAGAAAACCAAGAAGTTCAAGAAGAAAGCCTTATTAAGGCGGGTCTTCGTAAGGGATACTTTACTCTTGTAGAAGGAGTATATGATCCTGGTATTTTAAAAGCAGTATTTTTAGCAGGAGGACCTGGATCAGGAAAATCTGCAACTGTTAATACTTTGTTTGATCTAACCCCTCCCTCCAAAAACCTATCACCAAGTGGATTAAAGGTAGTTAATAGTGATCCTGCATTTGAAATACTTCTTAAAAAAGCAGGATACGATTTAAATCTTGCTAAAATGGATGATAAAACATTTCAAACTGTTACAAGTGATGATCCAAATAGTATACGTTCTCGGGCAAAAAAAATAATGCTTAAACAATTTGAGTTATTCAAAGAAGGTCGTCTTGGGGTCATTGTTGACGGAACTGGTGATAATTACGATAAAATATCAAAACAAAAGAAGGCGTTAGAAAAACTTGGTTATGATTGTTATATGGTATTTGTAAATACATCACTTGATGTTGCTCAACAAAGAAATGCGAACCGTGAACGAAAATTGAAACGATCATTAGTTAAGAATATTTGGACAGACGTTCAAAAAAATCTTGGAGCATTTCAAAATACATTCGGTAAAAACTTTGTAATTATTGACAATTCAGAAGATACACGAAGTAAAACTAAACCAGGAAGATTAGATTTAGTTCCTCATGTATTAAAAGCAACTGCACGTTTTATATCAAAACCTATTCGTAATCCTATTGGAAAAAAATGGATTAAAATGATGATGGCACACGATAAAATGACTAAAAGTGGTGATAAACGAAACCGAGTAAACGAAGAACTTGATATGGTATCTATGGAAAATGTTGTATTACCGATGGATTTAGAACGACATTTAAGTCGTTCAATTCATGTTATCAACAAGTTCAAGTTAAATGAAAAAAGAAATCTTGCGGTGTTATCTAGATTAGTAGAAAGTTTAAATCTTAGTAGAAATCAAATGGTGAAGTACTTTCATCACATTAGAACTTTGAAATTCAAAGGAGAACAAGACTAATGTTTGATAAACTCATAGATGAGTTAATCTCAGAAGATAAGTTGGGTGAAACCTGGCATCTTGAAATGGCTCCAATCCACTCACGATATAGTTTTTCCTCAAAAAAACACGGAAATGAAAATTGGGCAAAATCTCTTGCAAATAAACTTACACAAAAAGAAAAAGAAGATTTTAAGTTTATCGGAATATTCAGTGAAGGAGAAACGAGTGAGGGTCCTGTAGTTGATGGTTATATCTTTCATTGTACTGAAGAGTATTTGAATAAAGTACCACATATGCATCGTGATAAACGCAAGGCGTGTAAACGACATCTTAAAACAAACAAAGTAGAAGAATATCTTGAGGATTGAAAATGAGCATCAAAGAATACAAAAGATACAAAGATGATCCGTTTTGGATGAAGTCAAAATATGACGGAGTGTCGGGTGAACAAAGATTGCCTGTTCAACGTAGATTGCGTAAAGGTGAAGTAAAATTTAAGAAGGGTGATGAAATACTTTATTATCCAAAAGGAAAAGTAATATTAGTCGGAAAAAAAGCAGAACAAGCATATCGTGATTTTCAAGCAGCTGCATCTGATGAAGATTTTTATATGTCTCAATACGAGGAATCAAAAATGAAAAAAACAAATGAAATAAAACTAACAAGTCCTGAATACAAAAAAGCAATTAACTTTATGTCAAATATGCACTCTAGTATACTAAAAGCAAAAGACAAAGTTATTAAGTTTTTACAGAGAAAGGGGTTTGATGAAATGGCAGACGAACTAACTGGTATGTCGAAGGGTGAATTTAACAATTTTATTCAACGCAAAGTGTATGAAGAGAAACTCAGAAAAGAAATTCGCACTATATTGTCAGAAATACTTAATAAATGAATAAATGAATAAATGAATGAACGAATGTCAGAATTGCTATCTGAAGATTTAGCAACCTATATGGTTGACGATATCTTACAAGAAGCAAAAATTAAAAAAGTAATCGGAATTTATCCAGGTAGATTTCAACCTGCTGGTATTCACCACTACAAAACATACAAGTGGTTAGATGGTAAGTTTGATAAAGCATATGTAGCAACAAGTGATAAAACAGATTCTACAAAAAGTCCATTGAATTTTAAAGAAAAGAAAATGATATGGACAAAACATAAAGTAAAAAATGTTGTTAAGGTTAAGAATCCGTATGTGTGTGAAGAACTTTTAAAAAAATATGATCCCAATACAACTGCCGTAGTTTATATATTTGGTGAAAAAGATGCAGGTAGATTAAAAACAACAAAAGCAGATGGTTCTCCTGCCTACTATCAATCATACGAAGAAAATAAAAAAGATTTAAAACCATATGCTGAACATGGATATTTCATCGTTGCACCCCATGTAAGTATTAAAGTTCTAGGTAAGGAAGTAAGTGGAACACGCATTCGTGATTTACTTGGAAGTCCTAAACACGACAAAATGACCAAAACCCGTGCATTTGAAGAATTGTTCGGATGGTATGATGAAAAAATATTTAAATACTTGACCGACAAGTTTGCAACTCTTTTTGAAAATGAAAAGTTATTTGAAAGTTTCTTGTATGAATATCCTAAGTTTGAAACATATATAGATAACATACCTGACTTACTAAATGAAATAAGTGCAATTGGTCCAATGAGAATAGATATGGTAGATGATGGTCCAAGTATGTTTTATCCTGGTAAGTCATATGAAGGATATACAAATAAACGAGCACAACAACTCGGATATGATCTACTTGACTATGTAGTAGGAAAGCACGGTTTAGGCAGAAACGCAGACTATCGTGAATGGGGAAAGTATACAGGACCAGTACCTGCGGTTAGTTTTTATCCAGCAGGTGACATTGATGCAAAGACTCCAATGAATCAGATTGACACAGATGCATCAAAATCTGCTCACCAACAATGGGTTGGTTTTATCAACGGAGTTGCAGAAACTGCTGGTTACAAGTTGGTTGATTTCCTTGGTTCAGAAAAGTCAATACGAACCAAAGACGAACACGGAGACGAAGATGTTAGTGGGAATGTTATTGATACACAAAAGGCAGAAGATGGTGATGAAATAGATAAAGGAGTTGAGGGTCATGCTGTCAAAGAAAGTAAACTAATATCAGAAGGAGGTGCGGCTGGTCATATGAGTCATCCGTTTGATGATAAAGATTTAACTTTTGCGGATTTAAAGGAAATGATTCGTAGATCACTAGCAGGTGAACTTAATGTTGAGAAAGAAGTTACTGAAAAACTTGATGGTCAAAATTTAATGTTTTCTTGGAAAGATGGAAAGTTGGTCTCGGCGAGAAATCAAGGTCATTTGAAAAACGCAGGTGCTAATGCTCCAGATGTAACTGCATTTGAAAATATTTTTTCGGATCGTCCTGAGAACATTCGTGATGCGTTCGTAACAGCAGTTAAAGATTTAGAATCAGCAATTTCAAAGTTATCGGATGCACAAAAAAATAAAGTGTTTAAAGAAGGTGAACGATTTATGAACATAGAGGTTATGACACCTGCTACACAGAATGTTATTCCTCAAAATGTAGATATGTTAGTCTTCCACGGAACACAAGCATACGATTCCGCAGGAAAACCAGTTTCAGAAGATTCAGATGGCAATGATATCACTGGTGAACTAAAAGATTCTGCTCGTATGTTAAGTGGAATGCTCAAACAAATCAATGCAGATGTTCAAAGTCGTTATTCGTTGAACGCACCTATTGTAGTGGAACTTCCTAAGAGTAAAACATTCGGTGATTCTTTTAAAAAATATTCTGCGATGCTTGATAAACTAAAAAAAGAATTTAAATTAAAAGACAATGATAAAGTAATGAAGTATCACGATGCTTGGTGGAGAAATCTTTTAAATAAACAACAAAGCAAATTAAAAGAGATATTTCCTGCAAAAGTATATGAAGCACTTATAGGTCGTTGGGCATATAATGACAAATCAAACAAAATTACAACGATACGAATGGATTTATCGGAGCAACCAAAATTAAAAGATTGGGTAAACAAATTTGAAAAAGAAGATATCGTAAAACAATTTGAAACAAATATGTGGCCATTCCAATTCATATTTTTGAAACTTGGAGCAGAAGTTCTTCAAAATGTTAAAGGATTTGTGGCTGCAGGTGGAAGTGATGATATAGCAAAAGCACTTGATGCACACACAAAAACTTTAAAAGCAAAAAAGATTAGTTCGGTGGAATCTCCTGAAAAGTTTAAAAAAGATATTGCAAAACTTTTCAAAAATCTTGATAGATTAACTGCGATTGGTGGATCAAAAGTAATCGCACCAAGTGAGGGAGTTGTGTTTCAATATAAAGGTGGAACATACAAACTTACTGGTACATTTGCTCCTATAAATCAAATTATGGGAATAATGAGGTTCTGATATGGAAGACCAAACAGAAAGAAAATTGTCAAGGATCGCACGAAGAAAACTTTCACAGGCTGCAAGAAGAACCGCAAAAAAACGAGCAGCCAAGAAAAAGTTATTTGCCAAGAGAATGAAATCTCCTGCCAAACTTAAGGCATCTTCTGAAAAAGTCGCTAAAAATCTTATTGTTAAAAAAATGACAGGTGGTAAAGCATATGGTAGTTTATCAATTGGTCAAAAAGAAAAAATTGACAAACATCTTGCCACCAAAAAAGGTTTAATAGCAAAAGTTGCAAAAAAACTACTACCTGGTGTGAAGAAAAAAGAAAAAGATAGAATCAAAAAAGTCCGTGCATCTTCTAAAGATGTAGATGAGTCTGTTGAAGAGAAACACGGAGTTCTTACATTAAGTGTAAATGGATCGCAACCAGAAGTATCCGCTAGATTGATAGATGGAAATTTAAAACCTTATACATTTAAAACAAGAGAAGACGCAAAACAACATTGTAAAAAAGTCGGTGGGAAACCATTTGAATCAATTGCCACCGGACGATTTTATGTAGAGTTTACTAAACTTGATGGACCAGTAAGTGAGAAGGTTGAATATAAGAATGCAAATGAAATAAAGAAACAATGGAAAAAAGAATACCCAAATGATAAATTTACTTTTAAAAAAGTTCGTGCAAAAGGAAACGAATTTTTGATGGTATTATCTCCAAAGGGTGTTGAACTTGAGAAATATCAATTTGTACCAAAAACAGGATGGAGTGAAATGAACGAAAACAAAGAACAAGACGAAAATAAAAAAGAGTTAAAAGCAATGCTTGATATAGCAAAAATGTTGAGTGATAAAAGTCCATACTTTAAGGGTCGTGGTAGTAAAAAAGAATACATCAAGATGCTCGTCCACAAAATACAAAAGTTGTCGGAATCAAAAAAGAAAAAGTTTATGTCTAAGATGGATGCATATAAAAAAGTTCGTAAAGAAACATTGCCTAAAAGTAGACCAATGAAGAGTAAAAAGTCATATGATAGAAAAGATTTTAAAAAAGGGAAATATGACTAAGACTGAATTCCCTCGGATACATAACTAAATATATACATTGATTGAATAGGGAGCATAATATGATCAAGTTGAATGGCACTGTTTATTTGACAGAGATGGAGATAGAAAGTATAGTGACTGATACATCAACACAATTTAGAACTTCACATCGTGCTATTTTACCAAAACAAGTAACATATTTAGACAGAGAATTTGTAGAAGCAATACACAATGAAGCAAAAAATGTAACATTGTCAGTGTTTTATTTATATGGATACGGAGAAAATTACGCAGCTGTTAACAAAATAGCAAAAGCAATTGTAGATAGATTTAGAAAAATAGAAGAGTGTTGTAGTAAACTATATTTTATGCAGTACGACTTAACGGATTCTCAACGCAAAAAGCACAGAAATCAATATGAAAACTTTTTGATAAATGTTTTTTTAGAAGAATGTATATTAAATTTTAAAAAGTTATCATAGTATTTGACAAAATCGTAAAAAAGTGTAATATTACTATTATGGCTAAAATGGACAAAGAAGATTTAAAGTACGTTATTAAACGTTCTAAAAAGTTATTTAAAGGAGAAGAAATTCCCAAAGTACATGGTTATGAAGGAGAAGTCGAAGAACTTATTATTCGTCAACCAGGTGAAATTTGGACGGATAAGCATGGAAAAGAGTGGAAGCAAGTTGGTGCTACTTCTAAGGTTAGAACCGAGACCATGATGGACAAGGTTAGAAAAACTTTACGTGAAGCACCCAACTGCCCAAAGAAAATGTGTACAGTTGACCCAACTAAAAATTTAGATAAACGAATGCTTGCTATGAAAGGTATGTGTTTTGACTGCGTCCAAGAGCATGAACAAAAACTAAAAGACGAAGGTAAATACGAAGCATATGAAAAAAAGACAATGCTTGAAAATGAACTTAGTTTTCTATCGGACACTAAATCTAAATTAGTTGAATCAAAAGAACATATAACCAAAGATCCTAAATTTTTAAATGAAGATGGTTCTCTTGAGCAATGGAATATTCCAAATAAAAAAGAACTTATGAAAGATTTAGAGTCGGATTTAAAAGAACTTGAAAACAGACTCTCTGAGGTTGAAGAAAGTCTATCTGAATATGCTGATATGAAATTTTAAAAGTTTCAACGATACCTTGAAACTTTTTATATTATAGAAAATTAAATACATATATATTTATCCCTAATGGCAGACGGTCAGAAAATGCCCTTAAGGGAAATAATAAAACAAGAGTATACTGCGTGTTTAAAATCACCTATATACTTTATGAAAAAGTATTGTAAGATTCAACATCCGACACTTGGAACTATACCGTTTCATCTGTATGAATTTCAAGAAAGAACTTTAGAAAGTTTTAAAGATGAACAATTTAATATTGTTCTTAAAGCACGTCAAATGGGAATATCCACATTAGTTTCTGGATATGCGTTGTGGTTAATGACATTCTTCACCGACAAATCAATTCTATGTATTGCCATTAACCAAGAAACTGCAAAGAATATCGTTACTAAAGTAACTCATATGGCAGATTTTCTACCTTCGTGGTTACGAAGTGAGTGTACCGAGAAGAATAAACTTAGTATGCGGTTCAAAAACGGAAGTAACATTCGTGCAGCTTCAAGTAGTGTTGATGCATCTCGTTCATCTTCATTGAGTTTACTTATCGTGGACGAGTGTGCTTTCATTACAAACATGGAAGATATATGGACTGCATCACAATCAACGATTACAACAGGTGGTCGTTCTATTTTATTATCAACTCCAAATGGAATTGGTAATTTCTTTCATAAAACCTGGGTTGGTTCGATGGATGGATCAAATGAATTTAATCCTATCAATTTACATTGGTCACTACATCCAGACCGAGATCAAACATGGAGAGATTTACAAACCAAGAACTTGGGAGAAAAAGACGCTGCCCAAGAGTGCGATTGTGACTTTATTAGTAGTGGTAGGTCAGTTATCGATGCCGAACTTATAGAGTGGTACAAAGAAACTACCAAGAAAGAGCCTGTAGAAAAACGAGGAGCAAACAAAGAGTATTGGATGTGGGAATATCCGAATCATACAAAAGATTATGTAATCGCTGCTGATGTCGCACGTGGTGATGGTCGTGATAAAAGTGCATTTCATGTATTTGACGTAGAAAATGTACGACAAGTAGCAGAATTTAAAGGAGAAGTAGAAACAAAAGACTTTGGAAATCTGCTTGTAGCTGTAGCAAGTGAGTTTAATAATGCACTACTTGTTGTAGAAAATGCTAATATAGGATGGGCCGTTTTACAACAAATAATAGATAAAGGATACAGTAATTTATACTACACGCAAAGAGACTATCAGTATATAGATGAGTTTTCACAACATACTAATAAATTAAACAGAATGGAGAAAAAACAAGTTCCTGGATTCACAACTTCTGTAAAAACTCGGCCACTTATTATCAGCAAAATGGAAACCTACATTCGTGAAAAGGAAGTTCAAATTCAATCAGAACGAACTTTAGATGAGTTATTTACATTCGTGTGGAATGGTCAAAAAGCAGAAGCAATGCAAGGATATAACGATGATTTGGTTATGAGTTTGTGTATTGCATTGTGGGTTCGTGATACCGCACTTAGATTTCGTTCTGAAAATATAGAGACACAAAAATCTTTATTTGATTATATGGGAAGTACAACGAATATGGATGCAGGATCAAACTATCGGCAGAGTGGTTTAGCTGCAAATCCATATGAAATGAAGAATCCACATGGTGAAACAGAAAACTTAGAATGGTTACTTAAATAACAAAAATAATTAGGAGACAATAAAATGAATAAAACGCCGAATATACTCATAGCAATGGGATTACTATTTTTTACCGGAGGTTGTGCAACACAATCGTTGTTACCGACTCAAGGAGTATACACGGAGTCTTCATTTGAAACTTATACACAGGTAGAAGGTGTTGTTGATAAAATCGTAGTCGGAGAAACCAAGTACTCAGATTTGGTTAATATGGGTCTTGATTTAGAAAATATACCTAATGTCAAACGATTAACTTATCTTGATGTAATGACAAAGTTCAAATTAGACAGTCCGTCACGATATACGTTATTCAATAAAATAGAACTTCCTGCGGGAGTTCTCAAAATGCTAACTGCCAAAGAAGATGGACTTGCATATGAAATAAATTTGGAAAGACTAAAAAATCAAAGAGAAGGAAGTGTATTTTTAGATATGCTTAATTTTAGGAAAAATGTACACACAACAGGGTGGCAAATTAGTGTATTGATTCTTATCGTAGATGATACCGTTGAGTATGTTTTGTACTCGGGTGAAAAAAACATTGACCGACTAGAAAAGAAGAAAAACCCACTTGGTCCTTTTCAAGGATTTGATGGTGGAGATATCATAGGGGTTGCGAGTGAGTTTCAATGATATATTTATTTGACATATATGTATATATCTAGTAATATAAACTACTTATAAAGATTACAATGGCTGAAGAAACACGATCAAAAAAATTATACAATGGGTTAAAACGTTTGTTTTCAACTGGTGTTGTAGTACGAAATGTAGGTGGAAAAAGACTCAAAGTACAAGATACATCCAAACAACAATACTCAAAACGTTCACGTGACAAGTATGATCGTATGCATACTCTGTTTAGTGACTATGCAAACGGATTTAATAATCTAGGATTTCAGAGTGCAAGATTAGAATTGTTCAGTGACTATGAAGTAATGGATACTGATCCAATTATCTCAAGTGCATTGGATATTTATTCCGATGAGTCAACCACTCGAAGTGAATTCGGAGAAATCCTTAAAATTTCATGTAGTGATTCAAATATTAAGGGTATCCTTGAAAATTTATTTTATGATATTCTAAATGTAGAGTTTAATTTATGGGGATGGATTCGTAATATGGTCAAATATGGTGATTTTTATCTTCATTTAGAAATTGAACCAGAATATGGAGTTATGAATGTTAAACCTATATCTACATACGAAATGACTCGCATAGAAGATCAGGATCCAGAGAATCCAAATTTAGTAATGTTTAAACAAGAAGGTTCTCAACGTGCAAATTACGAAAACTATGAAATAGCACACTTTAGATTGCTAGGTGATACAAATTATCTACCGTACGGCAAAAGTATGGTAGAATCTGCACGTAGATCATGGAAGCAACTACAACTTATGGAAGATGCTATGCTTATTCATAGAATAATGAGAGCACCTGAGAAAAGAATGTTTTATATTGACATTGGTAATATTCCACCAAATGAAGTTGATAATTTTATGCAGAAAGTTATCAATAAAATGAAAAAAGTTCCATTTGTTGATGAAAAAACAGGAGACTACAATCTTAAGTTTAATATGCAAAATATGACCGAAGACTTTTTCATGCCAGTCCGAGGGGGTGATAGTGGAACTAGAATTGAAAATCTAGGATCAATGACTTATGATGGAACGGATGACATTGAATATATTAAAAATAAAATGATGGCTGCGTTAAAGATTCCTAAAGCATTTTTAGGATATGATGAAAATATAACAGGTAAGGCAACACTAGCAGCTGAAGATATTAGGTTTGCAAGAACAATAGAAAGAATACAAAGAATTACCATCAGTGAACTTACCAAAATCGCAATTGTTCATTTATATTCACAGGGATACACCGATTCAAAACTCGTTGACTTTAACCTAAAATTAACCAACCCATCGACTATCTTTGAAGAAGAACGAGTGCGAATTTTATCGGAGAAACTAAATACTGCACGTGATATGATCGATGCAAAAATGTTTTCCAAGAATTGGGTATACGATAAAATATTTGGATTATCAGACGATGAAGTTAGTGGAATAAGAAGCAACTTTGTTGATGATGCCAAAGAATTCTTCAGATTGGAGAGCATTCAAAATGAAGGTAATGATCCGGCCGACCCAAGTCAATCACAAGATGCAGAAGAAGATGGGTGGGGTTTTGGTGAGTTTGATAAAATGACAGATGAAGAAAAACAAGAAGCAATAAAAAATAGAAAAAAAGAAGAAAAGAAAAGAAAAAATTCTAACAAATCATATGATCATCCTGACGATAAACCAATGGGCAGAGACCCACTGGGTGCAGGTGAAAGAAAAATATCAGGACGTGACTGGGGGGACAGCCCACTTAAACTCGAATCAGATTTAAACAGACTTGATATCTTCTTATCTAGTAAAAATACAAAAACTGGATTAGAAAAATTAATATGTGAAACAGGTGACACCAAACAGAAATCTACAGATAATTCAAAGTCAGATTATTTAGATGATAAAAATATAATTCAAAAATAATTAGTTAAAATCTATTTTATATTTATATTTATATTCAAATATATATTTAAAACAACATTAATGTGAAGAAATTAAAACATAGCAAGTATAAAAATACTGGTATCTTATTTGAACTATTGGTAAGACAAATTACCGCCGACATACTCGATGGTAACGAAAATTCAGATGCTAATAGTTTACTGAGACACCATTTTGCTGAAAATACTAGTCTTGGTAAAGAACAAAGAATGTATCAACTTTTAATTGAAGAATCAACTTCTGATAAAAATAAAGCAGAATCTTTGCTATCCGAAGTAAAAAATAGTCATAAAAAGTTGCACTCACTTGAACTCGCAACTGCTAGATACAACCTTGTTAAAGAAATAAAAGAAAAATATCCAATTAATGATTTGTTTCGTGCCAAGATTAAAAACTATAAAACATACGCAAGTATTTACAAATTATTTGAAAGTCACAACCCAACAACATATTGTGATCCAAAAGAAATATACGATTCAAAAAATACAGTAATAGCAAATTTATGCTCGTCTGGTAGTGGTCTTAAAGAAGATGTTGATGTAAATGACTATGAGAAACAAAACGAAGATTTGAGATTAATAACATACAAACTTCTTGTTGATAATTTTAATAAAAAATATAGTAAACTAGATGAATCACAACAAACTTTATTAAAAAATTACATTCATAATATATCAAATACAAATAGTTTAAGAGAATATATAAATAAGCAAGTACCTATTATTAAAAACAATATACTAGATCACTCTAAACACATTGACGATGATGTTGTTAAAATAAAAATAAAAGAAGTTGTATCTCAGTTAGAAAAAACAACCGAGGGGCGTGTGGTTAGAGATTCTCAAGTGTCTACCTTACTTATGAGCTATGAGCTGATAAAGGAACTTAAGAAAAATGCCAAGCACACGGACTGAGTTAAAACAACTTATTAAAAAACTTGTTTCTGAAATTATAGAAGAAGAAACCGAGTTAAGTGAAATGAATACCACCGGTAATGCCGATGGGTATCAAACACCTTATGCATTTTCCGGAAGTGATGAAAAAACTCACAAAAAGAAAATCAAATCTAAAGCAGAAGTATTTGACTACACTACGGCCGAGGAATCAAACTCCAACATGGTAAAAATAAACGAGGGAAAAAGTCTTTATCATATTGTACGAGATCATCCTGATTATAGTCCTACTCAAAAAGTGGGAGTACTTGTACGTGAAATAAACAGAAATATAAACGAGATTGGTAAAATTATAAATTTAGTTTCGCGATATAAATCAGAAAATAAAATAAATTCTGTAAAGTACTGGAGAACTACTCAACGATATTTAGGGACTATAGATGAAAAAATAAAAATAATCTCACAAAAAATGAAAGACCTAAGATAATGAAAAATTGCACACGATTAGACATAGTATCAACAAGCACTATAAGTGTTGAACAAAAATTAAGAGAGTTGTCAAAAAAATCACCTACAAAAAAAGTTGTACACTCATCCGAAGGACGTACACTTGCCAATAAACTTGGTTCAAACTGGAAAGCAGTTGGTTCGGCTGCCGAAATATCAAGTGTTGTAAACGGAGTAACTGGAACGGTAAAAGTTAAACGTGATGAAAAAACTAAACACTATTCTTTCAGTATAAGATTTGATATGAAAGAACTAACAACAAAAAGAACGGTTAATACGGATACCATAAAACAAGAAATTAGTAACGGTCTCCTTGCACTCGTAAAATCTTCGGCCGACTTGGGTAACAAATTAGGAGACTAATGGGGTGAGTGGTTGCAGTTGCAGTAATAACTTAAATGAAGAATCTGATCCTGCACTAGATGAATACAAACGGTGTCTAAAATCACTGGGTAATTCCATTAAATCTGCTCATAAGACCAAGGAAGGTAAACAATTATCTATCGAATATTGGAAAGAAGTTGTTAAACTTCTTAAAAAAGCAAAACTTGGTATATCCATGATTGAACTTGGAATTGATAGTGAAGACGAACTTGAAACTAACCACGATACAACTATTAAAAAAGTAAAACCAACACCCGCGGGTGAAAAAGGTGAAGGTGGTCCAAGGGATGGAGATAAACCAGAAGAACCCACGGAAGAACCTAAAAGTGATGATTCTGATGAAGAAGAAGACAAAGATGATGAAAACTCAAAAGTTGTAAACGAAAAGTCTTCTTCAAAATCACAACAAAGATTGTTCGGTATGGTTCATGCATATAATAAAGGTGATCTTAAAAAAAGTGATGTAGACTCTGATTTATACGATAAAGTAAAAAAGATTGCAAACGGAATGACAAAAACTGATGCAGAAGATATGGCCAAAACTGATCATGCTGATTTACCAGAAAAAGTTCCAACCGATGAATTTTATGACATACTGAATCATCTTAGCATTTTATTATCTGAGCAATCGTTCGATAATGTAGAAGGTGACGGGTCTGAATTTAGCATAGATACCAACAATCGTAAATTCACTATAAAATTTGATGATAAGTTTTTTATGGTTGCGGACGAATACAATTACGAACTTGGTGATCCGTCTGATTTAAATGAAGTTGTAAATACATTCAAAACCTTAATACAGGCAGATGATTTCACTTTAATTGAATCGTATAAAAAGACAATTTCTTAATTAAAAAATAATTAAATTAAGATATGTATATACTTATTTATTGATATGGCAAAAAAATTACTAGTAACAACCATGCCCTTCGAATTTAGTGCTGAACAAATTAATGAAAGTATTGAAAAGAACTCGGGTAAACTTCTTGTAAGAGGAATTCTACAAAAAGCAACTGAGCAAAATCAAAATGGAAGAGTATATTCTCGTTCACTCCTAGAAAGAGAAGCTAGTAAGTACAATGAATTGATAAGTGACCGACGTGCACTTGGTGAACTAGATCATCCTGAAAGTAGTGTTGTTAATTTACAAAATGTAAGTCACAATGTTACAAAAATGTGGTGGGAGGGTGATAGTCTACATGGAGATGTTGAGGTTTTAGGAACACCTGCCGGAAATATTTTAAAAGAATTATTTAAATCTGGAATTACTCTTGGTATAAGTTCAAGAGGAATGGGAACAACCCGTGAAAGTAAAGGTAAGACTCTCGTAAACGATGACTTTGAATTGGTTGCGTTTGACTTTGTTAGCAATCCTTCAACCCGAGGTGCGTTTCTTGAACCAGTCGGTCTGAATGAGTCCAGTTTGAATGAAAATAAAAATACCTGGATGGCTGAGGAACGTGTATGTACTAAGTATTGCAAGATTGAAAGTATAATACATGAAATATTAGGTGACATCGGAGCTCTGTAATGAATAACGACATCAAAAAAATTTTAAAAAACACGATTCTTGAAGTTTTAAAAGAAGAACGTCAAGTACAACTTAACGAATTTAATCCAACAACGGGAAGATTTGCAGATGAGGGTTTATCATCTGAGCAAAAAAAAATAACATCTGAAAAAATTTCTAAATTTGGAAACTATCAAAAATTTATAGCACATGAGGCAAAGGACATTGATGTTGCTGAAGATATATGCAATATCGTTGAAAATGCGTCAAAATATATCCTAAATGAAACTGACGATTGGTTTGATGGAATGAGTGTAAAGCGAAATTTAAAAGAAATAAAAACTCTTGCTAAAGAATTTTACAAAACTGCAAGTGAACGACAAGTTTACACACAAAGAATGCAAGGGTTGTATGAAGATATGGGAAACATTCTAAATAGATATTTTGAAATAAACGGAGAACACAATAATGAACAGAAGTGAACTTAAAAAATTCGTAACCAAGATATTGCTTGAGAAATTAGAACAACCAGCTGTTGTTCATGGTAAACTCATAAAAAAGACTGTTAGTTTCAGAGGAATTGACAGAGAATGTGTATGTGAAGGAACTGTTGATGATATCAACATCTTTGCTGATAAAGAAGGTCTTGAGTATATAAATTCAGAAGATTCTCATTTTGGTGGTCATTATACAAGTGAAATGACCTCGTATGAGTTTCACCCAAATCCTGAATACTACGGTGAACTAATGGAAACTTCTATGTCTGCACGTGAACAACTTGCGAGAATATGTGGAACAAACGATCAGGTGTTAACTGAGGTAGATGTAAGTATTGTAGATAGTTTAATTGAGTTTATTCGTACAGACGAATTATTCTGTGAAAACAAGACAAACATGGTGTTTGAGCAAATTACTAATCGTATAACGAATAAACTATATGATACTAAAAAATACACTAAACTATTTGAATACTTGATCAAACAAGCCTGTGAGGTTTATTCAGATGATAAAACTGAATTATCAGAATCAGAATTTGAATACGCAACTCAGACATTGACCCGTGAGTTTTTTACAAACACACAATCCAGTGATGAAACCACAGAATCTGCAACCATGTGTGGAAAAAAATCATTTAAAACAGGAACTGCATTTGAAAATATGCAGAGAATAAAATCAGGACACCAAATGTTCCTATAAGGAAAATCTAAATATGAAAATTACAAAAACAGAATTAAGAGAAATTATTCAAGAAGTCGCAGATGAACTAGGACTTTTTGAAGGTCTTACCAAAGCACAAGAAAAACTTCCAGAACCTTTAAAGAAAGCAATTCTCAAAAAGCAAGGAAATTCCGATGATTCATCTGATGATGATTCCGACGAAGAACCAATTGAAGAAGGAAATGCGTTTGGAGCGGCAGTTAAAAACGCACGTGACAATGGAGAAAACGAATTTGAAGTTGGTGGAAAAAAATATAAACTAAAAGAAAAGAAAGATATTACAGAACAAGAAGATACAGAAGAATTTGTAGGTGCGACTGACGAAGACGAAGATGTAGAAGAAGGTAACGCATTCGGTGCAGCTGTTAAGCAAGCAAGAGAAGACGGAGACACAGAATTCGA